AGTCTAACACATCTAAAAATAAATCAATATCTATAGGTGCTTTGGCTCTATAGATGTATTCATTAAAAGTAACCAACCCCATTGGTGTTCCAATAAAGTTTAAAAGGAACTCTATTGATTTTCTAGCACCTTTAGATTTCCAAATCCATGGTGAGTTCAAAATTATTCTTCTCCATAGTTCAATATCTGCTTGTGCTGCTGTTAAACCAACTGGTTGACCAGCGTAATTTGAACTATCAGTTTCAACATAATTAGCCAAAAGATTATTCTCAATAACAGAAGAAACCAAGTCCCAACCTAAAACTCTTGCCAAATCTTTTAAATATGCATCTGGAACGTTGTCTTGTCTATTGTATGTTACGACATGTGCAAAAGAAATACCTTGTATAAACTGATTTATATCATCAAAAGACCTACCATATATTTTAAGTGTTTTATTAACTTTTTGACCAGTTGTTGTGTCTTGATGAACTTCAGCCAAACGTACTGGTGTTGTATCAAAAGCTGATATCGACTCAGAAACCAAAAATCTAGTCATCAAATCTGTTTCGTTTAAATCATAGTTTGTTGATAAATCGAATAGTTCTGTTGCGTAATTTATATATTCTGTAGTGTCAAAATCTATATTATAACCGTCAGTTACTGGCCATTTAACAGATTTGGATGAATACAATAAAATACCGCTTTGTGTTCTAACTGGGAAGTTAAATGTAGCTGTGTATAATGGTAGTGTGTACCTATTCAACAAATATTCATGTAATCCATTTAAACTATTGAAAAATGTATTTTCAATAGTTTTGTTAGGTTTAATATGGTAGTATAAGTAAGCTCCAGTTGTTGCACCAGAAAAAACATCACCTTTTACTTTAAAATAAACATAATCAGCTTGTTCATATGTAGAACCAGTGAAACCAATAAGGTCATATTCTGTGCTATTTACCAAGATAGCGTATGATTTATAGTTTACCGTTAAATTCCTTAAATCATTTTCTTGATTGAAGGAATCTGAAATCGTTCCGTTGGCTAAATAATTTATCTTAAATTTATTGTTGATGAACGTAGTGTTTAACTTAAAACTAGATTCATTGGTTATAAAATCGTAAGTGTAATCTTCAAATGTAAAACCGTTAATAAACTGATTATCAAAAAAAGTTGTAGGTGTAATATATAAAGCGGCTGGCCATTTAGATATTATTTCTTCTAGCGTAACCCTAAAGTATTCAACCATAGAACCAAATAACGCATAGTTTTTTAATTTAGATTCATCTAAATTTAAAAACACACTTGCGTTATTTTCTAAAAGTTTTACTGATTGCTCAACTGTTAAGTCTAATTTATCTAGTGTGAAAAAATCAGAAAATTTACCAGTAATATAATTTTTATCTAATTTTGGGTCTAAGTTGGTCGTAATAGCAAAATTACCCATTGTAAACAATGGGGTACCACCATCACTTGCCAGTTGTAACCCTACTAAATCTGGACTAAAATCTCTGTATTCAATGTTTCCATCGTATGAAATTTTCTGTGAATACCCAGCTACTTTTATCTTTTTTGCCATTTAAAAATTAGATTGTTGTTATATTATTAAAAGTTTTACTAAAATCAATCGCTGTTCTTTGTTCTCTAACCTCAAACAATGATTTACCAGTAAACTGGTCTTTTATTTCGTATAAATTGTATTGTTTATAAATATCATTATTAAAGTTGTATATTGTGTAAATACCATCTTCAAGACTCTTAGTCTGATTACCAAAGATTGCAAATGCAAGTGTTTCAACATCATGTTCAACCATTTCAACTTCTATCATTATAGGGTTGAAGAAAGTATTTGTGATAATTATTTCTTGGTTAGGTTGTCCGATAAACGGCAACGCATTTGGTTTGACATTTGGTGCAGATGCTGGTGAAACAGTACAAAAAGTTAAACTTGAATTATCGTTGAACCTATATCTGATAGCTTTTTGATTTGTGTTCGTTAAATTTTGGTTTACTGGCTCAGCTCTGTTATTTGATGTGATGACTCTGAAAAAGTTATTAACTTTTGCGTCTGGTCTAGATGTTGTTGTGTCCAAATATTCAATTCTATAACCAACCAATCCGTTGTTTTCAAATCTATTTGAAAAATTTGTAGGAACGCTAGCTATATCAAACAATAAACCTTTGATATCTGGATATGATGATAACACACCAACATCAACTATTTTGGTTCTAATTTCAACTGGTTTTATAATAATTGTATAAAAACCTTTTGTACTAAAATTGGCAACTGGTAATGTAAGTGTATACATCCCACCAAAAACTTCAAATCCAGTTACATTCGATTGAACTTTGTTAGGGTTATCGATTTTCTTTAAAACTATATTTGGGTCTAATTTTGTTAGTCCAGCATCACCAGCTTTATCTCTAGATGGTGTAAAATGATAAAAAATCTCCACATCATCTGGGGAAATATCTGCTGGTCTTACTATTCCGTATGTTCCTGTTGCCATATCTTAACTTTTTAACTTATTATTTATAAAATTGACCATGATGTTAATTTCATGGTCATTTAATTTATTTATTTCATCTAAAGGTAATAACAAATGGTATGAAAGTAACCACTTCTTATTATATTCTTTTTCTTTTTCTGTCATTATTGTTTATTTAGTTTATAATATCCGTTTCCGTAGTTTTCTAACTCTTTTATATTTCTTATTTCAGAGAGCTTTAAATGCCTATCCATAACAGTTGTTATACCTCTATCTATAAATACATCGTTTTGAACTTCTGGTGGAGAAATTATACCAAATAAATATTCTTCTTTGGTCAATCCCGATAATGAAATATTTGTTTCATTAAATCCTTCGCCTATGTATCGGTAAGTTGTTAAAGGTACTACAGTGATTTCATCCTCAACCAATATTTGTCTTGTGACACCGCTATAGTCCATGAATTGTAACCCATAAACTTGGTTATTTGTCCCTAAATTAGTGTCATTTGGTGTATCAAAAACATAGATTTTAGGGTCGGACATTGATTTGATTCTATCAACACCGTTTACTGTTACGTTGTTGTAGTTTGTATATGTTTCAGTGTTAACGTTAAAATTTGTTCTAAAAGGGTTGATTGCAGCATATGACCTAACATCTTCAATTCTACTATCTGTGGCACCAGTAATAACAATATTACTAAAATTGTAGTAATTTGACACCGTATTTATCGGATACCTTAAAACTTTCCATAATGTTTCTGGTGTATTGTTTGTTGTAAATGTAGGGCCAGTTGCACCAGTCATAAATGGGAATAAAAGACCTAGTGTTGTTAATTTATCCTTTAATATTGTATAGTCAGCTGGTGTTGAAACTTTATCTTTTACGATAAATTCAGAATCTGTAAACAAACCCATATCATCAACGTTTTGAGTTATCAAAACTTTTAAATAAAAAGTTGTCGCTGTTAACGTACCCCAATTTTTATTTTCACTGCTTCTATCAATACTGTTTTCTAGTAATATTTTTCTTTTAATGACTTCCATTATGTGGCATTTATTTCATAAAGTTTTACAACAGACGTGTTTGTGTTGTATGTTACGTTATTTTGACCAGAAATGCCATTTCCTTGGTAGGTATTGTCTATTTCATAATAATAACCAGTAGCCGTTCTAACCATTTTGTATCTAGTGTAAAGTTCATGCACTAGTTTATCAATTGGCTGTGCCACATTTTTAACCATTAAATTAACAATTTTACCCGTTTTAGCATTTGCTAGCGTTGCTCTCATATATAAATACTTTGACTCACCTATATTTAACTCACTTTTGTAATCATATAAGTGATATCCTTCAGCAGAACCCATAGGGTTCAACAAAGGACTTTCAACAACAAAGTTAACGGGTATTTGATTTGCTGGTTTTGGGGTGCCTGGTATTATACCTGGACCTGGTTGTTGTAAATCAGAAGAATTTAGTTCAGAATACAATGTTAAAAAACTAACCAATGATTGTGTTAATGGATTATCGGTATCATAAAAACTCAACCTTAAAAATGTTTGTTTAAAAGATTCTTTTCTAAATTTTATATCATCATCAGTAAACCCAATATTACCATAAAACCCTACATAATTTTGTGTAGGGTTTAACAAGTAAACATCGTAAATGATTTTATCAATATATGTGCCTTGTAAATCCAAAGGTAGGAACCTAACTTTTTCATAATCTATGATTGGGTTAATAGCATTCTCCACTTCTGTTTCAACAAATACTCTGTCTATCAATTCCGCATTATCAACATTCTGAAACGTCATGTTAATTGGAACTGTAATCGTTGTACCAGTTGCGCCAGAAGGTATTGTTGACATGTTGATTTTAACTTTATTAGCAAACATCTTCTTCTGTATTGGTTTTAAATTTATCTGTTATTCTATCACCAACTGGGTCTTCTGGGAATTTGCTGTAATATAAATTCCAAACACCGAATGGGTCTTGTCTTCTAACCGTAAAACAATAGTTTTGATACATGTAATGAGAGCCATTTAAAAATGGATAATCCAATGGTTTTTCATCACTTTCGTTGAAACCTATGTCTAGTAAATCTCTCCATATTATTCTACCATCACCTAAATCTGTTGCGTAGCTAGGTATACCTTCCGTAAATTCATCACCTTGTTCGATATAAGTAGAAAATTCTCTTATTTTAATTAAATGATGTGGTTGATAATAATAACCTTCTTGTCTTGGGCCCATTGTAATCGTTTTTGTTATAAACGATGGGTTAAGCGGTGTCCCTCTATCTGAAACATATGTTAAAGATGGGTTTGTTTCTCTATTTACTGTGTTAAATCTGTGTTGGATGTTAGCCAATACTACTTCAGTTAATTCATTAATATTGTACTCTACCAAATCACCATAAAAATCATTATTGTTTGTGATATTATTATTGTTGTTTATGTTAATATCGTTTTCCAATGGTGTGTGTGTTGGAAATGGTAATGAACCACCATTATGTATTTTATGTATCGTAGGAATATTTCTTAAATAACTTATAGTGTTACTATTATTTAGTCTAGATGCATATGGTGTTTCAAAACCAGATGAAACATTTGTAAATAAATTGTTGCTATTTGTTTTGATAATAGTTAAGTAAAGTTCACTTAATGGTCTGCCTAGGTTATCTGTTAATTCAGTAACATCTATATCTTCATTAAAAACAAACTGAATTATTGAATCGTTAAAGAAGTTTTCACTAAAACCAACACGGTAAGCTTCGTAATCATCCGTTTCAATTAGTGGTGCCACTCTAGTTTTTATTTTTCTAAATATTCTAAAATAATACTCTGATTCAATGTTGTTTACAAGTCTTTTCATCCTAGAATTTGCACCTAAGACACCAGTATTTGGTTTATCTATAACAAAGTAATATTCTTTAAAATCACCATTATCTAATCCAGTTCTAACAACAACATGGTCACCATCATAACCAGTTGTTCCAGTTACCCTAACAACATCACCTATTTTTAAATTATGCATGCATGACATACCAATAGCTGTCATTGGTCTTGTTGCTATTGTCGCACTAACCGCTTCAGTTATTAATAGACCACCGTGTACAAAATTATGTGCTTTATCCATTTCTTTTGGGTACGTAATGGTTAATTCCCAATTTTTCACTGGTTGGGAATTTGCGTTACCCATATATGGCATGATGTCTGGTGTAAAATAAAATCTTTCTCTCTTTGGCTCCATGTCAAAATAATTACATAAAGCAGCTTTTGCAATATCTGGGTCATAGCAACCAAACCAACCATCTTTTTCTTTTAAGTTTGTTTTTAAGGACGCTGGGTATGTCAAATCGGTATCATCAATGATATCGTTGTCTTTTGGGTATGAAGTGTCTAGAAAGTCTAAAGAATTAAACCAAGACCATGTATACTTGTCAGACATGGCAGAATTTTTTAGATTAAATAAAACGTTTGACATTGTTGTGTTCATCGTACCAATAATACGATAATATTTACATCTTTGTCTTTCAATATTAAATCTTTCAGCAACATTAACTATTTTATTAATTTCATTTGTTGGTAATAGTCTTTGACTATTTTCAATGTTGATTTTTAAAGTAGTGTCAGTGTTTACTGATAATGCAGATTTTTCTTTATTTAATCTTTGTTGTGTTCTTTCCATGTTATTAATTAAGTACTAGAAGGTGTGATGAATGTACAACCAACGTTATCACTAACACTAACTGTTTGAATCGCTGATTTAAGTGAGTTTACAGCTGGTGCTGTTGAATATGGTGCTAAACCACCGTTAATCACTAGTGATTTTGTGTTAGGTGTTACACTAGTATTATATGTCCAATAAGTAGTTAATGCTTGTGTAGGCATTGTTATTGTTGGTAATGTTCCACTAGCCACACAACCTTTATTATCAGTTATTGTATAAGTTATAACCGCACTAGATGATATAGACGGCATTGTTGCGTTTATCAATTGTTGGTTAGTTGTTATCGATACAGTGTTTGTTGGACCACCATTTACTTGATAAACAAACGTATAAGGTAGACGTGCTGTTGAGCCAGCTTGTAAATGACTAACATTAAATTTAAACGATACAAGGTTTGGATTACATTGTTGAGCGTTGTTTATTCCAGTTGTATTTATCGATAATGTGTTGATAGGTAATTCAATACTAGCTTTATTAATTGATAAAATATTACTAAAACATAAACCATCTGGTGATTTCATCCTTATTTTAATACCGCTATTTAACCCACCGCTAGGGTTTGGTATTGTAACAAACATAGGTGTTGAAGCATTAACATATGTTAATATAACATCATTCCAAATTAAATCTAAACCACTACCAGTGTTGTCATCAACATTGTATTGTATTTTTATTGGTCCAGCAGTTGCACCAGCAGTAACGTAAAACGGTACAATATAATTGTTAGGGTCACATTGTTTATTTAATTGAGCAGTTGGTGCCATTGATGCAATCATCTGTACATTTAAACTAGGTACTATTACAGATAGTGTATCTGTTGTTCCGTAATTATCAACTGTTGTAATCGTATATGTACCTCTAATCGCATCGTTTACTGATAAACCATTTGTAGATGGGAAACCAGCTGGACCAGTTATTGTATTTGTGTAAGGACCTTGACCACCAGTAAGACCTATGTTGAATGTGCCATCTGCTGATTCCCAACATGTTGTAGGTGTCTGAGTTAAAACACTTAAAACAACTGGTGTTGGTCCGTTTAAAACCAAATCAGTAATTGTGACTGTTGTTATACCATCACTAACCAATAATTTATAACCAAAATTCGGTGGTGTTAAACCATCAGAACCAGTGTCAGCACCTAGACCAGTTATTATCAATGGTGAGGTAGAAATCGATGTTACTGGTTTTGCTACGGAACCGTTGCTTCTTAACAATTGATAAGTCCAAACGCCAGTTCCACCGCCTATACTAGTTATTGTAATTTCACCGTCTTGAACACTAGCTGAACTACATAATTTAGTAACAGAAGCCGTTGCATATAAGGCTGGTGGTCCATCTATTGTTGTGTTTTGGGTTACAACATTTCCATTTGCATCTACAACTTGTATTGTATAAGTACCAACTGGTAAATTAGTTATAGTAACTGTTTGTGGTGCTGGTGGAGCAGCTATTGTTCCAGTACTATTGTATCCATTTGGTCCACTAATCGTGTATGTGAAAGGTGCTGTACCAGAAACCACACTAAACGTTATCGAACCAGTAGGGTTTGACCCCGTTGCTGATTGTGATGTAGCAAGAACGTTAAATTCTTTTTCAGTTACTGGTAAACATCTTGTAAAAAATCTTTGGTTTAATTTTTCTAAAGCACCTTTTCCTGGTAGAATACCAAAGTAGAAAAAATACGAGTGTTTAGGTTGTGTAAATTGTGACTCAGAACCGCTAGGGTAACCTCTAAAACTAGAATAGTTAACACCGTTATCAGTATTGTTTGAGAACGAATAAGTTGCGGCATCGTTAAGGTTAAAGCTGGTTGTAAAAGGCACTAACGTAAACGAATTTTGATTAGGGATTTTGTTTAATTCGTAATACACATCTCTAAACCAAATACCACCGTTTTCGTCAATATCTTTTATACCTATGTTATTATCAGCATAAATCGGTGCCCCATTAGGGTATGAAGCTGAGGGTGCGCCAAACTGTAATTGGTCTAAATCAACACCAAACTCAGATAAATGTCTAATATTTAAGCATTGACTGTAATCTGAATGTAAACCAATACAATCAACTTCAAAAAACAAGCCTTGTAAACTACCACCAGTACCAATCATACCAGTTGTTTCAACAGTTTGGTTATCGTCTGTCAATTCAACTACAATTGGTGGTATTTTATATGTTGTAGGTATCAATAATGATTGAACCTTTGGTATTCCTTGCCAATCACAATCAAAAACCGAACCCATGCAAATAATATCAGTTGCAAATAATTTTGCTGATGCATCATGAAGGGATGCGGCATAGAAAAACTCTTCATTTATTTTTTTACCATTTTGGAAAGTGTCAATCTTTTTTATCAAACCTTCCCTAACACCACCTCTAGATTTTAATTCATCTTGTGAGTCATCACCACCGTTATAACAACTATCAAACAAATAATTTGTTCTACAATTGTTATCTGGGTTATTATTTTTGTTTCCATCTACACCACCTTGGCTGAAGAAATCATCACAATCATATTCACAGAATCTCTCAGATTTTCTTCTCTTTCTTTTATATTTTAATAAATAACCATATAAGGTACCATTTACCCAATCATTGTAAAAATCAAATTGGAATATACCTAAGCTCTCAGCAAGTACAGCAGCGACACATTTATCTAAACCAGCTGCATCACCAAATTTATCTGGATGGTCAAAATCATCACCAGGGTAAAAAGTTGGGTAATACCCAGTGTTTGTTTTAACCGCTTCAAACCCTTTATCAGTTTCCTTACAACCAGGTGCATACAAGCCAGTCCCAGCATCAGCGTCAAAGGGACATTGTACCCAAATACAAGGTATATAACCTAAGATATCACTACAATTACAACAACCATTACCAATACACCAATTACATACATTTACACTGACAAATGGTATCTTATTAATGAATTTACCTATGCTAAAAATTATGTTACATATCACTTTTAGAATAGCATTCAAAACACCTATGATTATGTTTACTAATTTAATTAAAAACGCATTCATAATATAAATTAAAAATGCAATTATTTTTATGATTAAACAAATGATGAAAAATATAGGGCTAAAATCAGTATTAACTTTATTAAAAGGAAACGTTGTCTTATCACCAGCACAACCATCGACATCTTTTATAGCTGTAAACGCTCTTGTTTTTTTATTGTCAGATGTTTGATATCTAGGTATAAAGTTGGTAACGCTGTATATTTTGTTCCAATATAAACTTCTAAAACTAGTTTTCTTTGTTGTTTCATTGAATGTGTAATCTATTTCAGAAACAGAATTAGGATTATTAGGTACTAAATATTTGGCTCTTGTTCTAAGCCTACCTTCACCACCAGTATTGTCCATCCCTATTTTAAACCTTACACTTGCTCTAGTTGGTATTCCTTTTGTTTCATCATCAGATGGTATTAGGTTACCGAACTCATCAGTAACAACGTAATCTAGGTTCATAGGTATTTGATACGCCCATGTTCCATCTTCGTCTATTAATCGACCACCATCAACATCAAACTGTTCAACCCCACCATCAATAGTTTCTCTAAGCATCTCAATAGAACCTTCGCCAGCTATTTGTTCACATAACTGACCTAGTTTTTTTCTGGGTCTACATCTTTTGTTTATACTATTTTTTTCTTGGTCACCAAAAATACTACCCATGAACATAGCACATGGTCTGATATTGTAATTCATATCAATATCAGCTCTGGTAATGCCTATTTCGCAATTATCAGTACTACCCCAGAAAGGTTGTACGTTTACACCATAATTTGTTGATTTGATTTGAACTAATTTGTCTAAATTTGTACCACCTTTATATTTGGTAGGACTATCAAAAAATTTAAGTGGTGTTCCTTGGCTAATTAAATCGTATGGTCTTTGAGATACAATACCGATATCTGATATATCAGCATCCACGTGTACGGTATATGTGCCTAGTGGCACACCAAATATCATAAAATCACCAGCATTATTTGTTGTTGTTGTGAACTTGTAATATTTGCAATAAACACCTAATAATTCATCATTATCCAATATTTCTCTTTTGTTTGGAAATGTACCTATAGGTGTAAAACATTCGTTATTGGTTTCACTTGATTTAGGTAATAGATTGTATCTAATACCATCACTATCTTTATCAGAAACAATAGAATAAGGATATAACCCTTTTATTTGTGGGTCATTTTTATCAACATCATCAATTGGTATAAATACACTAACTCTGGCGTTTGGTAAACCAAAGCCACTGTTGATGATTACTCTACCTACAATTACACCATAATCAGAACAGAAGTTTCTATACGCCTCTTCTTGTGTTATTTTCATTGAAAGAACTTCAATGAAATCAAATTCTTGGTCTAATTTTACTTTAAGGTATTTGTCTGAACCATTTGGTTTTGTCCTTATTCTTACTGTTTCTGACATAAAATTTATTTGCTCTTAGGTGTTATATCTTCGACATCAACCATTATCAAATCATCCTCAGTTAAATTTTCATAATCGTCATCGTCATCTTCGTCCTCATCATCTTCGTCTTTCACTAATGATTTAAACTTTTTTGTTTTTGTTAATCTGGAAAATAACCCTCTTACATCTACTTCTTTCGTTAAAACCAATGTGTTAAACATAAACCAAACAATGGCTACGTTTATTAACGGTAATAATAAAAGGCCAACAAAAAAACCAATTAGTTTAGCTGTATAACCTAAAAAAGAAGATAAATTCTTATGTCTAGGATTCACCCCAGAATCATTATTGTTTGATTTAAAGTTTGGATTAGGTGTCCCACCAGTTTTACAATTGCATCCCATTTTTCTTTGTTTTTAATAACTTTTTATTTCTACAAGTATAACGATTATTTAGAAATAAATAAATGTTATTGTCTAACCCTAACTAGAATATCTTTTGTTGGGTATTTTATCTCATACATAGAAGTTGGTTCACCGAATAATGTGTTATCTTCGGAGATGTCTATTTGTCCAGTTGTTATATCAAAATATGGTTGTGATGTTTCATTTAAACTATAACCACCACCAACTTTATTATAAACCCTCAATCCAACTAAATTCAAGACACCGCCAATATTATTTATTGTTTCAATTAAATTTGAAATGTATATATCTTGACCCATTTCAAATTTGTTAACATCAAAATAATTTTTAACCTCATTTATAACTTGTGAAATTACTTGTGATTGCGGTGCTTTTTTATCAATATATAAATCAATTTCAAAAGATATGTTAATGATTCTTCCATCAGTTATTTGAACATAATCATTAAGCATTCTAAAGTCGGCCAAATAGTTGCTTATATTTTCTTTTAATGTTGTTGTCGTTTGGTTTGTTAACGAACCGTTTTGGTCCAAACTTAAAACATACATTTTTATTTTATTTTGTTCCTCAAAAATACCATTTCTAAATGGTGCTCCAAATTTTCCAGGTATTTGCGCAATTTTTGTTTGATAATCTTTGATTGTTACAGCTCTATTTTGAGATGAAAAATTGTATCTAACCATGTTTCTAACTTCTTCAACGCTTGGTGAATCTTTACCACCGATAGCTGGGAATAGATTATTAACCTTTAGAGATTTTTTTACATTTTGATTTACAGTGCTATCTGGACCATTTACACTCATGTTTATAATACCAAGTCCTTTAATCGTGTTGGGTCCTAAATTACTATCAGCACCACCACCTACTCTATATTTGATAAACATAGTTGTGTTGGCTGTTGGTATAACACCCAACGACATATTGTTTATAAAATTACCTATTTGGTTGACCAATGCTTTGTTGGTGTCGAAATCACATAAGCTGCTTATGTCTTGAGTACCAGCACCAAATGTTATTTTTGTAAAACCTAAATCTGTGTATTCCCTTATGAATTTTTTACTTACTGAAATCCATTTTCCTGGTTTTATACCAGAGTTATCACTAGTTCTTGTGTTATCCTCAATGAAAACTTTATCTTCGGCCAAAGCATCAACTTCAAACCATCTATTGTCTATATTTAAAAATTCATCTAAACTAGGTTCACCAATGTATGATGTTCCTGGTAATGTTATGATTGAATCGACAGATAATACGTTATCATCTGGTAATATAACCTCTAAAAATGGTCTTACGTCAGATGTTGTTATAACCCTTTTAAGAATTTTTGAAAAACCGTTTGTAACCATTTCTCTTTTGATTAGTGTATAATTTATCAATGTCCCATTTGCGTTAAAATTTGGTAATATTAACCTATTAGGTATACCGCCAATTGTAAACGGACTAGAAAAATCTACATCACTAACAAGTTCAAAAACTTTTCCAGCACCAGAAACTTGTGACCCAGCTTTAATAATTGGTGCATATGAAACGTCAAATGTGTCACCAAAAACTGGTAATGTAATACTTAAATCAACAATGGTTGCGCTGGCTCTTTTTCCTGGTATTTTTAAACCGAATGTTCTAGCCATAGATAACAATGATTTCCTTTCTTTTGCGTAATCAATTTGAGTTTCAGCAAACATTCTATCTGTGTTGTATGATAACATATCACCAACCGCAGCATTTAATTCTAAAAGCATCATACCAACCGATGCGTCATTGAAATCATTAAAGATATCTGGATAATATTGTCTTACGTAATTAACTAAGTCTGTTCTTATATCCGCAAAATTTCGTGATGAATAATTAACTTCTTGTGCCATATTTTTGTTTTATATTTTAATAACTACTACATCTGATGTTGTAAAAACGTCATCAGTTATTACATAGCTTATTGTTACAACAGCCGCATATTCACTTTCTGGTGATTGCTCTATTATAATTTCGTTTAATTGTAATTTAGGTAAAAATTTTTTTACAACAGTTGTTATCTCGTCTTTAACACCTTGAAGGGTCAAAGCATCGTTTGGTTCAAAGATAAATCTAAGCAAGTCAGTACCAAAATCTGGGTTGTAAAGTCTTTGCCCTCTTCTAGTTAAAATTAAGTGTAAAAGGTCAGCTTTTATCGCTTGATTGTCTTGTTCTGTTAAATCTAAGAAAAAACCCTTTTTACTATCTTTGAAAGGATAGTTTATGTTAATATATTTTCCGTTTGCCATAAAATCGTTTATTAGATAAATATGATAATAAATTATTTTTATAAGTAAATATGGTAAATAAAAAAAGGGGTCATATGACCCCTTTATTTTTTTTACTTATCTTTTAAGCTGAACACCCAAAACATTCAAATTGACTGTCTTTTGGTTTTTCAACCGTTGTGACTAACTGTGTGCTAGCTAATTTAGCGTTTGCATCCAATTTTGATTTGGTTCTAGTGTAGTAAACACCAGTTTTTAAACCACCTTTCCAAGCATACATGAGCGCACTAGCTATTTTACCGTATTTAGCATCTGAATGGTAAACATTCAATGATTGTGATTGGTCTACAAATTTATTTCTGATTATAGATAAATCTAACAATACTTTTTGCGATATTTCCCAAACGTCTTTATATCTGTATCTAATGTCTTCTGGTATTTCAACAATATTTTGAACACTACCTTTATTTTTTATGATTTTATCAACCATTTCAGAATCCCATAAATCGTTATCAATCAATTCATTTACCAAGTATTTGTTTACAATCAAAAATTCACCTTGACCAACTCTTCTAGTAAATAAATTAGATGTAACTGGTTCAAACGATTCAAAAACACCTAATAAAATAGCTGAAGACGCTGTTGGCATAAGACCTAACAATAAGCTATTAAGCATTGGGATTGGTTGCCCCTCTGGTAGTGGTGACCATCCTTCGATATATGTTTCACCTTTAGAATATGGACTACCTTCCCAAGCTGGATAATTGATACCTTGTTCAATAGCCAATTCCATTGATTCGGTAACAGCAGCTTTATACATTGTTTCAAAAATGTCTTTATTCCATTTTTTAGCTTCTTCGCTTTCAAAAGATATTTTTTTCTTAGCGAAAAAATCAGCCAATCCAGCAACACCAATAGCCAAAGCTCTTTGGTCAACACCAGCTTTTTTACTCCAATCATCACTCCATTTGTTCGTTTCGATTACTCTGTTCAGTGCTTTAACCAAAACTTTTGTTGTTTTAGCTATTGTTTCTAGATTATCGTGTTCTGCTAAGTTAACTGAGGCTAAAGTACATTGTGGTGTATATTTAGGTTTTGAAGCTTGCATTACCTCTATACACAAATTAGATTGTTTAATTGGTCCGATATTGCTCTGCATGTTTCTTTTGTTTGCGTTGTCTTTAAACATCACATAAGGTCTACCGCTTTCAACTTGTGATTTAATTATCGAGTCAAAAATGTCTTTAGGGTTAACCTTTTTACCAATACCTAAAGAAACGGCTTTTTCATACTCAGCATTAAATTGCGCACCATGTAGATTGTAAAGTGGTTTTAACCCAGCTTTTTTAATGTCATTAGGACAGAACAAATACCAATCTTCACCCTTCTCTAATTTTTGCATAAACAAGTCGTTCACGATTACAGATGTAAACAAATCACGAGTTCTTAATTGTTCGTCACCAATAGGTAATGTTAAATCTAAGAAATCAATAATATCTTTATGCCACAATGACAAATATAATGCGCAGCTACCAGAACGTGAACCTTGTTTATAGAACCTCATTTTTGATTGAACCATGTCAGCCAATCTAACAACACCACCAGCGTTTCCTTGAAACGATTCAACAACACTTTCCTTGCTTCTTAATGGGTCAATCAGTAATCCGATACCAGAACCTTCTTTTGACGCTGAAGATATCTTAGAAAGAGTATTTTCAATACCGTCAAACGAGTCTTCTTCCAAGTGTGTTAGATTACAACTAATCATACCACCTCTTTTTTCAATACCAGCGTTTGTGTATGTTGGTGTTGCAAAGTTACCTCTTTTAGATTTAAGTTCTTCTAACAATTCTAATTTGTCAGATTCATTTTCACCATGCAAATGTTTCGCAACTCTTTCATACATACATGATGGTAATTCGATAGGTGTTTTTTTATCGTCTTTCATTGAGTATTTTGACAAGAAAGTTGTCGCAGCAAAGAAGTCATAGGTTAAATCTACTGGTTGTAATTCTTTGTTTATTAATTTAGATTGTCGACTTAATAAAATTCTACCACCCAATAATGAATAATCTGGATGTTGAATGATTTTATCAGCGGCCTTAAACGCAATTATTTCATCAATCTCTGTTGTCGTTATATTATCACTAATCAAAGGAATCACTTCTTGAAACAAAATATCCGAATCCACTTTCAAGCCTTTGGCTTGTGTTTTTATTCTTGTTAATATTTTGTTAGGTGTGAAAGCTTGTGTTGATTTATCTCTTTTAAGTATTCTCATTTTTATCTGTTTATTTTAATTATTAAAATTCTTCATCAAAAATACCATCCATAGTTGTTGGTATTTCAACTCTAGTGTATTCACCCTCTCTTTTTTCAAAGAAATTATTTTTAGATGATAAACCAATTCTAGACATGTATTCTAATGGATTACTTACTTTGAATTCTGTTTCACAACCAAAATCGTTCAACACAACATCTGTAACATATTGTACGTATTTAACCATATCTTCTTTTGTTAACCCTTGTAACCCATCTGGCATACTTTCCTCAACAAAAACTTTTTCAGCCTCATAACACCCTAATATAATGTTTCGCAATTCTTCTTTTGAAAGTTTGTAGTCATCTTTCAAATAATTTTTATAAAGGTTAAGTGCAAATTCATAATGGAATGTTTCGTCTCTCAAAATAAGTTCATTCATAGCACCCAATCCAGGCATCTTGTTTCTACTTCTAAACCAAAACACACCAGAGAATACACTAGCAAATGAAATACCTTCAACACATGCAAACGCAACTAATCTATGACCAAATGAAGGGTGTTGAATCCAATTTTCAGCCCATGCTGCTTTTTTACCAACAGCTGGGTTTGTTTCCATAGAATTGAATAACTCTTCTCTTTCCAATAGATTTTTTATATACGTTTCGATTAACAAAGAATAACCATTTGCATGTACTTGTTCAATAAACGTTTGGTGACCGTAAAAATATTGAGCTTCTAGAATTTCAACTTCATTTAAAAAGTTTGTAGCTAGGTTATCAATAACTAAACCATCAGAAATAGCGAAAAACGCTAAAATGTTTTTCAAGTAAGTTTTTTCGTTATCTTTTAATTCGTCAAATCTATCTTTTGATAAATCTGGTTCTTCGGCAACCCATGTTTGAGCTTCGGCTTTTTTGTACATCTGCCACAAATCGTTATGAACGATTGGGAAAATAGAATACCTTTTTTTTAATGTCTTATCTTTTAAATACATCTCTCTTAAATCTTAATTTTAATTTTTATTCGTCTATTTTTGGCGTTGTTAACGCATTCAATACAGCGTTTCTTTGTTTCGCTGCTTCTAAAACAGTGTTGACTCTTTGCTGTCCAGCAACTTCTTTTCCTTGCTTGTGCTCACTATGCGTTCTTGCGCCATTGTTTTGGCCCATATCGATTTGAATTGTTGCATTATCAAATCTAATATCTTCGAATATTAATCCAGATTTACCAAAACGAGATTTAAGAATAGCCATAGTAGCTGTTCCAGCCTCTTTTTGGTCGAGTGTTTTTGCTATTGATACAACAAAATGCGCAATTTGAGCTTTCTTGATTGAACCACCCATTTGGTCGGCCTCAACCACATCTGCTTTAATTGAACTTCTGTTTCCTTGAATGGCTGTCCAACCAGCAATATCTAATTCTGATAACATGGTTTCGAACTGTCGCATAACGCTACCTTCACCAACATTAACATCATCAAATTTTCTAGATGGTTCAACACAATCAATATAATCTAGCAAAACAATATCTGGTCTGAAACCTTGAGCAATCAACTTTCTAATATATTGTCTAATTACTGGGATAGTGGTTCCGTCACTAGAAAACTTTTTAAGTATTAATTGACCTTTACCTTTCATGCCTTCCTCCCACTCTTTTGTCATTTGAATAAGTTCGTCTTTATGTAGAGATAAACTATTCAAATCGTAACCAGACCAACAAGATAAATGTTTTCTTTGGATAACTTTTGGGTTATCTTCGAAAAATATTTGTAAAACTTTTTTACCATCACTGATTGCGGTGTTGGCAATTTTTGTCATCATAGTTGTTTTACCAACACCAAAAGGTGCCAATATAACAGCTAATTCTGTTTTGGATAACCCACCATCCATAACATCATCTAAACCCTTTATACCAGTTCGTATTGGTTTTCTAAAGTCATCTTCCAATACGCTATCAATGTTGTCGAAAACACTAATCCCATCATCTTTGTTATCACCATGTTCTAAAGCTTTTCTTAATATAGCCTCACATTGTTCATAATCATCGATGTTTCCTTTATTTATGATTTTGGTAATTTCATTTACCGATTTTTTTAATTCTTGTTGCTTGCAAAACTTCATTGCGATATCTTGTACTTTAAGCGTATCGTTCAAATCAGCTTCCTTTATCTTACGAAGTTGACCGATGACATACTTTCTTTGTATATCATCGGTTACATCTTCTAATAATCTAAACTCTAAACTGCCAACATCTGGTATAATATCATCCTTTTTGGCAGCGTCTTTAATTGTGGCAGCAACAACCCTTAAATATGGGTCTTCAAAATAATTAGGGTCAACAATGTCTATAATTGAGCTGGCGAATTTTCTGTCTGTTAATATTTGCGCTATTAATCTTAATTGATAATCGTACCCTAGATACCCTAAACTATTTTTGTCTATTTTTGCCATTCTTTTCTTTCTGTTTTTAAAAACTGTTTGTTATAATAAATATAATAACTTGGTCGATTATGCACCAACCAAGTTATAATTTTTTTGACTCAATGAATGTCTGATTTCAGACATTATTGACGGGATAATTTCTCTAACGTCCACAGCGTATCTAACCTTTGGTGGAAAATAGTTACCACAGAACTCACTTTTTGCAACTGAATTTTTATCAACTTTAATTTCAAATTGAAAATTGTCTAATTTTTCAAAAATGTTTTTTGTTGTTTCTTCTTTTTGCGTGAAATATGGGTTGTAGTTATCCCAAAGATAGTCTTTAGACTTGTTTTGTAGGTATCTAGGTATAATACCCAAAGAACCATATTGCCCATTGTTCATCCCAACAATGTTGTCCATCAATTCTTTTAATTCAAGTGAATTAAGAGAATCCTCATTGAAATCTCTAATATTGAAATATCTCTGACAAATGATATGGTCATTAATGTAAAGAATAAATTCAAATCTTTGTTCTTCAATTTTTTTAGCTGTTTTTTCAGTTTCGGTACTCATTTTTTGTTTTTTTTTTGTTTTGTTAAAAAATTAATTTCTCTCTGTCAATAAGTTTTTTAAATGGTATTAGATATTCTGGATATCTAACCTCACCTATTGATTTATCTAACCCATCTCTTTCCATGTATATAAGAACTTTTTTGATATCTCTACCCGATGAGTCTAAAGTACCATCAATCAATTGTTCTAACTCTCTAATACCATCTTCAGTTAACATCGGTCTTTTAAGGTTGACAAGCATGTCGTTTATCTCATAAACTCTTTTACCTTGTACACCTTCAGTTACCGAATTTATAATGTTATCCAAAACGGCTAGAGGTTTTTGTTTGTTTTTTAATCTTTCTTCTTGTTTTTCTTTTGCAATACTTATAATTTCGTTAATATTTAATTCTCTTTCAGTTAATTCTGGAAACAGTGTTAATAACGTTTTCACCCCTAAACCTTTGATTCCTTTTATAGTATCGCTGTTATCGCCAATCATAGTCTTTATAAGGGCTGCGTTTTCTAATTTATAGCAAAAGTACGAAATAAAATTAGAATTATCAACATAATTTTTTAAGTCCAAGAAATAAATCCTTACATCTTCGCTTATTAGTTGCGCCATATCCCTATCGTTAGTGCAGATAGTGACTTTTTCGTTTTGTTTTTTTGTTAGACAATAATAGGCAATAAAATCATCACCTTCAATAACTTCATGTTTTAATTGTCTTACGTATAACTCATTTAAGTATTCCCAGATAAGCTTACGCTGTTTTATCTCTTCTTCATCTATAGGGTGAGTTCCGTTTTTGTAATCTTTACCTCTACCACTTTTATACGGTTCGTAAATGTCATAACGTAGTTTTCCACTGAAATTACCATCCCAAAAAACATAAACTCTATGGTATAGGTCTTCAGTTAACAATTTACGCAATAGTGTGAGAAATTGGTAAACACCACCTATGTGTTCACCTTTTGAATTATACTCATCTTTGGCACCAGCAAATGCCCTTTTAAAAAGGGCATTGCCATCTACCAGTAGTGTATTTTGAATTTTTTGAACAGTATCACCGTTTCTTGGTGGTCTTTTATTCACATTTTATAAGTTAATAGTTAGTACTAGGTTAAGCGTGCA